CTGAAATCAGCGATACTGTGTTTTTCATCGATGTATTTCTGCGCGTCATCCTCGCATTTATACTTTCTGCCTATCGCCATAATTTCCGAAACCCTTGTGGTCTCGTTCCTTACGGCTTTTTCTACTGCTTCCTGCTGGTCTGCCTTTGCCAGTATACAAGTAGGACAAAGCCCATTGACCAGAGTTTCATGATCGTGCCCACACTGCTTACATTTGTTCATTACATCCTCCTTTTTTATAGTTTTATTTAAACCTGATTTATTATTAACCGCTGTTTTCACATCCTCGAAAGCCTGCCGGAGTTCGTCTGACATTGCTATCTCTATCGACAACGGAGCTGAGTTCACCCCATTCGCCGGATGATTTAAATGTCCTGGAATATTCTTAAACTTCGATAAATCGAAATGAGCTGCCACTTTAACAGCCTCCTGCATTTCATCTGCAAACCCCATTTCAACCGCTTCCGCTGCCGTCATCCATGTTTCCTCTGTCATGAGGTCATTGATTTCTTTATCAGACAGCCCGGTTTTACTTCTGTATGATGTAATAATGGCAAGTTTGATTTTGTTTAACGCTTCTGCCATTTTAAGCATATCAGCTTCCGTCCCGTAAGCGCCCCCCGTCGGATCATGGATCATCATAATTGCATTTTCAGGCATTATTATCCGGTCCCCGGCCATTGCGATTACACTTGCGATTGATGCGGCTATGCCGTCGATATACACTGTTATGTTTGCATTGTGCATTTTCAATGTATTGTATATCGCGTGTCCCTCAAAGACTGATCCGCCACCTGAATTAATACGTAAATCAATATCAGTTATTTTCCCCAGGGCCTTTAAGTCTTCAGCAAATTGCTTCGCTCCGATTCCTTCACTCCAGAAACTCTCCCCGATATCACCATAAAGAAGTATTTCAACTTTCTTCTTTACAGCATTATAGATGAACTTCCAATATTTCATATTTGAGCCTCCTATAAATTGGCAATAGGTTTTTTGTTTATAAAAAACAGTTCGACGTCGCTTAATAAGCCGTCAAGTGACATTATGCCAACCCTCTATTTTTACCATTACTGCGTGCCGGGACTGTCGTCTCTTCCTCTGCGATCTCTTCCTCTTCAATTTCTTCGGGATCGCCTTTCACGTCATCATCAGTAATATTATTAGCGGGTTTGGTAGAATCAAATGAGAGTCCGGCCGCTTCAAGTATTTTCTTCTCTTCCGCCATAATCTCTACCTGTTCCTCAAAATCCTTCCCGCGTTCTGCAAATATCTCAGTGCGTGTCATTAAGCCTGCTGCAAGGCCCTCAGTATTCGCTTTCATGTCTTTCAGGGGATCAACCCAGTCCCATGTCCTTGCTATCCATTTCGGCTGGTCAAGTCTGTCAAAATCCATAATTGAATATGAATTATCGGGCTTAAGTAACCACATTTGCAGCCATCCATCGAATACAGGATCGTTAAAATCTTCTATGAAAGTGCGTTGCTCTTCTTTCCAGCTATCCCGCTCCTCGAGTGTGCCTGACCGAATAGATGAATAATTGACTTTTTCGAGGTCCCCGGCAAGACTGTTGTATGAAACACCTAGACCTGATGCCATACGTCTTAATATCTGTTTAACAAATGGTGGAAAGTTGCCAGCTGGATGGTTCCACTCTAAAGGCGTTAATTCGTACCCTTCAGGCAAAACATCTAAAGCCCCTGGCGTTGCCTCAGTCACATAATTGCCGTCCTCGATTTCTTCTTTACCAACTGCAGGATCACCGTCGAGCGATTTATAATACGCCGATTTAATAGCGCCGGTTCTTGCGCTGATGAGTTCAGCCTCTTCATAGCCACCCAACATCCTCATAGTGAACAATGATGCGTGCATTGCAGGGATACCGCGAGTGTCATTAATTCTGTCCGGATCATATACGTGAATTATTTCACTGGCTGGTATGGCTATTCTTTTAAAACTTCCAGCATTATGGGGGAATGAGAAGTCGCCCGGATGTTTTACCAATAACCAATAATTAACCGGACGTTTCCATTCATCGAGTTCTACACCCATACGAATTTCATTGCCATTAGGAAGAATTGTGTTATACGTTTCATCCAGATGATCTGCTTCGAGCAATTGCAACGCAAAACGATATTTATTTTTAAACCCGTCAATTTTACGGATAAGAGCTTCACCATCTCGCGTAAGAGTTTTTCTGACTGCGCGTTGTATGCCCCGCCATGATAGCTTCCCGGTCACTTCAGGAAAGTTTTTCCTTTTACCCCAGTCATTAAAATCTTTTTCTATTCTTTCATTTGCTGCGCTATCTAATTCTTTACCACTTTTTTGTTTTACTCTTGACTGAAAAATTATACCGTGTGCACCGAGGACGTTGATAACATCCATTCGTAGAAACTTTTTACCGTAATCGTCATTCCGGGCACGTTCGCGGGCCCCTGCTCGGAGTAGCCTTAATCCGCCGCGTGCTTCTGTATCGCCGCTAGAATTTGTGCGATTCCATGTGTGCGTTAGATGCGAGACTTCGGCGCCCTTATAGGAATTACGAAATTTACTTGTTTTCCCCCCGTTCCGTGCACGTTCTTTCACACGTGTCTCAATGGCAAGATATAAATCTTTTAAAAACTGTTGCTGGTATGTTTCGACTTTTATGTCTTTTATTGATGGCATAATTTAAAATCTCATCGTTACTTTGGTGTTTATTCCCAGTTCTCTTTTATACCTGATACGATAATCATCAAGGGCCTTGCTTATTTCCTCATGTGTCATATGCGTAATAGCTTTTGACCCGTGTTCTGTGGATACAGACACTTGTGAGTCTGTAAAAGATGCCCGGCCCTCATATGCTGCTTCCAATGCATCGAATACTATTTTTACGTGCGATCGCCCGTCGTATGTGTCAGTGTCAACAGCGGCTAAATCCGGATTGACTGTGAGATTGCCAGTATCAACCTGATATCGTTCTGCCCCGGATGTGACAAAAGCTTGCCACCAATAATCCCCGGCCGTGAAAGCTGCTGATTCAGTTGCTGTAATAGTTATGAGAAATGAAGTCCCGGAGGCGGCCGCCACTACGTCTTGACTTGAAGCGCCCCGGAAATTATAGGTCAAAGTCCAGGTGTCTGCGGGATAGTCAGTGAGATCGTTGCGATACCATTGCACTGTCTCACCATTTGTAAATTCTACGGGCTCTTTTGTCGGTATATCTACCATATGCTGTCATTATGACAGCGTTGTATTTATACGGCAAGTGGGCTTTTGTGTGTTTTTGTGGGTATTTGTGAGGAGTGGGGCGGCAATTCCCGGCCGAATTACCACCCCACTATAAGGAGATTGAATATAATTAATTGTCCTTCAAATGGACATGTTTGTCAAGTAAAAAATCGGCGTTAAAAAATCCTTGTCAGTTCATGCAGATGTCCAGATATCTGTACATTTTAAACTTTGGTTGATAAATAAAATCGACATAATATGTGAATTTAAAAAGTTGTGCTGTCATTGCATACCCGCCTGGATAAAATCATAATACGCCTGCTCCGCGTGGTAGATACCCGTACCCCAGCCAGCAAAGAATGACAATAGACTGGCTAACATCATGATTGCTATAAAAGTTTTAATTGGCATTATTTTTCCCTTTCTTTAATAATTCAGGGCAAAGCCCTTATTTCTGCGCTGACGCTTTTTTTTCGGCTCTTTCGTTATGTCTTCAATTTCTTTTTTAAATTTAGCGAGGTCTAATTTTTTTAGTAAATATTTTCTCTCGTATTTTTTTAAAGATTCAACTGTCACCCGGAGCCCCTTCACTCCCGGGCCATTCGGATTATGCCCTTCTAGTTTCCCCTCTGCTATATACGTCATTACTGTATTAACATGACAGTCAAGCAGCTCTGCGACATGCCGCACCGTTAAAAGTAATTTTTCCAATCAATTAAAACCAATATTCCCCGGTAATATTATCCCGGAGATTGCCTGTTTATATGTTTTGTAATATGGATGTTGCTCTGTTAATTTCATGACTACCATATTCCCATAGAAAACGAGATCACTTTTTAACGAAATAAATTGAGCTTGCGTGCTGCCATCACGTATTTGTACATTTACGATCTCTTTTATTTCAATGCAATTCCCTCCAAAATAACCGACCCGTCCGATAAATTCACCCTGGGACATTTTAATGTCTATAATATCTCCGCTTTTAAACATTATTTTCTCCTTTTTTTATTACTTTTTCTTTACCAATTATTAACAAAACTGCGTCTTTTCTTCCGCCTAGCTATTTTATTTTTCTTTTTTTGGTCTTCCTCATCGTCGGATGTCTCCGGCTCCTCCATCTCATCCTTATTTTTTTTATCATTGTCAAGCTTGTATGTTTTCTTTTTCCCCCCCGCCTGGAGTTTTGCTTTCAACTTATCCCACATTTTCTTTGTGTACATGTGTAGTCCTCGCATATGTGCTGCAAATATGGCATAGTTTGTGCCGTCCAGTACATCATTGCGAGCCCTGATCTCCACCCAGCGTTCATCTTCCCCCTTTGAAGTTTTGACAGGCACCCGCTGTTCTGCTGTCAGTGAGAGATAAAAGTCGAGTGTGAGGTCCTTTGAAAAGTGAATATATCCAGGGCCTATTTTCTCTATCTTCAGCCGGCCGAATAAATAGTTTTTTGCATTGTGTACACCGACGGCCCATAGTTTTATCCCCCGTTTGATAATCTTTCCTTTGTAGTTTACATCCTGGAGAGAGGACCGCCCCTTGATAGGCGTCTTTTTCTCCCTAGAGCCATGAAGGGCATAAATGCGACGCCTTGTACGTTTACGACAAAAATTATATGCCTGGTGCGTAAAATGGCCCCCTGTGTCCACGCCTGCGGCTTCAATCTTCATAGTGCCCCATGCAGCGTGCGGGAATTCAGTTAAAAGATAGTTGTCCAGGTTTTCCCATTCTTGCTCGTCGGCAGGGTCCGCTGGAATTATCGTATAATCAACAATCCACATTTCGTTCCCCTCGCCAAATGCCCACACAACAACCTCAAATCTGTTGTCCTGGGTATCGACCCCAGCCGTCAACATAAGGCCCCCTAGGGGGACAATGCGCAGCGGGTAATCTTCTGCCCGGTTCATCAACTCGTGCTCATCGGCTTTCTCGACTTTTACCTCATACGACTTTGCCAATGTCGTATTGACGAATGTCTTCAGTTCGGAGTCGTCCCCGGTTTCTGCCCTCTTCATCGCTGATTCATAATCCCGGACTATTTCTGCCCATGAAACTTGTATGCTCTGCCCGGACCATAGATGCACTGCAACCGATCGCGGGCTCTGAATAGTTTTTCCCTTTAACGTTTTAAATTCTCCCTTATTCGTCATCCATACGCCGTTTTTTGATAACCATCTACCGCGATCCCAAACACTTAGATATTCTGCCTGTGTATAAAACACTTCACAATGCGGGCATAAGTGAGTAACACTTTCCGGTTTGCCATCCGTCCATATAAAACCGATGTCCCGCTTTTTCTCATCTTTTTTCTCGCCCCAGCTGACGACATGTTCAATGTCACAATTCGGGCATGGAGTATAAAACTGGAAATATTCATCAGCTTCAGATGCCCGCGCTTCGATCATTGATAAACCTTTTATCTTCGGAGTACTCCCCAATATGAGTTTGGGAAATGTTGCCCCCTGGATACGCTTGCCTGCAAGTTTCGGCGGACTGCCCTCCCTCTCCACATCCTGATCAAATGCGTCTAATTCATCCAGGTACCCGATATCAATTGTTATGCGACGATAATTTTTCGCAGCCTTACCACCTAGAATATTTAATACTGAACCGAGGAAGGTTTTTTTGTCCAGTGTATTATCTTTGTGTCGCTGCATATATACAGGGAAAACCTCCTCCATAATCGGCACGTCTCGCAGCATTGTATTGAGTTCTGTTTTACAAAAGTCTGTTGCATCTCCGTCGCTGGGTTGCCAGATAGTTTGATTGCGTTTTTTATGCTGTGCGAAATATCCAATAGCGGCAAGAATCAACTTTGTGTATCCGACACGCGTCGGCTTTATAAGGAGAAACTCCTCCACTTCGTCATTGCTAATACAGTTCGCAAGTGCAATTTGATACGGGTATGCCTCCCATTTCTGTTCGACATATGAACTCTCTGCGGAAAGATAAAAGTTTTCCGTCATCCATTCCGAGAGCTTCAGCGGCGGAGAGGTTGCCAATAATGACAGGCCCTTGTTGTATGATTTATTTATTATTTGCTGGATCATTTTCTCCGTTTGTGTCTATTTTATCCCATTCCGGCGTGACCTCTGCAGCCACGTTCCGGGCCTTTGCAATCTCTCTCTCGACGATTTTATACTGCTTTACTTTTAACTTTGCTTCCCTCTTGAGTTTGACTGGGAGCGCCTCCAGGATGCCTGCAATCTGCCGCCCAACGCTCGCCATTGTCTGCGTTATGATATTTATAGGGGCATATTCTCGTAGTGCTATTTGATATTCTAATTCAAGTTTATTTGCTTGTGTTGTTGCCAGTCTGGTCCGTTCATCTGTTAGTGATATAGAGCCCTGCCCCTTTGCAAGTTTTTTGAGATACTCGACATATTGCTTGACGGCCAATGGAAAATCAATCATCCCTTTATTGACTGGCGGGACAATTGCATCTTTTGCCATCTGTCGATAGCGACTGGCTGTTATACCAAAAATCTGCATAGCGACCTTATCTATATGGACTTCATTTGCCATTCATATTCCAAGGTTTCCAGTTATCAAATCCTCGGTCAAAACTCTTGATGCCGTCATAAAATGCTTTGTAGAATTTATATAATTCTGTATCGATTGTTAATGTTGTATTCTCGGAACGCGGATTTGTATTGATGTTTGCGCTTGATTCAATAGTGAAATCATATTTACTGCCATGACCGGTGAATATTTTAGCATGGTTACGAAAAACACAAACACGCCCGGATGTCTCTCTTACAATAAATTGCAACGCTTTCCATTCTTGACTATATGAATTTGGGAATATCTCACCGACATATGCATCAAGTCTTTTTATGCGGCCTGCTTTGATCCACTCTTCGAACTGCACAACGTCATCCATTGCCATGCACCAGGTTGAAAAGAGGCAATAACTTAATTGCTGTTGATTTATGACATGTTTCAGAAATGATAATGAGTCGATGTCTCCCCCGGAGATGAAGTGCCAACTGTCTCCCGGTTGTAGTGTCTCATCACCTAATAATTCCAGGAGTCTCTTTTCACTTGATGCCCGGCGCGTTACGATCTGCGGGGATCGCTTCAATGCTGCCGAGTTGAAACCTAAGTCTATGTCTACAGTTTCGCCCATATTAAAATTAGACATGTCTAAATTTAAATCAAGATCCTTAATATCCATTTGAAAGTTCAACCCCTCATAAAAATTGCTTGACTAGAGAAACATCGGGGTGCGAATTACCA